CGAATAATGTCAAATCCGAACTCCAACACACACTATACCAAACACTTGCTGAAGCAGCTGCTCTTGCAGTCCAAGTAATACCATCAGGTGAAGTCATAACTCTATTTGTGCCATCTTGACTTACAGCACAAAATATTTCTAAATCAGGACTCCAACAAATACCAAACCACTTGTTTGCTTCAGAGGCAACTCTTGATGTCCAAGTAATACCATCAGGTGAAGTCATAACTCTATTTGTGCCATTTTCACTTACTGCACAGAATAAATTTAATTTAGGACTCCAACAAATAGAAACCCATTGATTTTGTTCAGCAACAGTTTTTGCAACCCATTCAAAATCATATGCAACTGTACCTATTATATTTTCAAGTGTCCATGAAGTGTGAGAAGTTCGAGTAAGTTTTGCAGGAGGATGATTAGGATGAACTATAAAAAGAGTATCTTCATCTTGAGTAAACCTTAAATCTCTTAATTCTGCTTCAAGATAAGTTGTTGCTATTTCAACAGGAGTACCATCAACAATTTGTTCTTGATTTCTATAAAATCGGATATATTGATCACCAAATTCGAGAATATATGAATACTCATCTTTATATCGAAATTCTTGAAGTATAGTAACTTTACTACTATCTTTTACCTCAGCGACATATTTAGTCCCACCACGCCTACGAACTCAACCTGTTGATTCAATAATTACATTTTCAGCTTTACTAAGTCCTTGTTTATATCGTTCTAATTCAAAATTACCAAGAACTTTAGGACTTATTTCTCCTACTGTAAAATTACTTTGTACTGGATCGAATCGTGGCATTTATTTTCTCCAGACTGCCACTGGTGGCAATCTTAATATCGTGATTGTAGCCAATCATCTTGACCTTTTATTTCCATTTCTTGAATATCATCTTCAATAGACCCACTAAACCGAGCATCAGCTATTTTATCCTCAAACATTTCATCCATCTTCTTTTGTTTACGAAGACTATCTGTAATAGGTAATGCTGCTTCACGGGCTAATAATGCCGCAAAGGCTTCAACAAAAGTTGAATCCCATTCATCGGGATCAGTTATATGATAAGTATATTTTATATCAAGTTCATCTGATTCACTACAAAGAATAAAATTAGATTCAATTCGATAAGGTATATAGTTAGGATAAATTTGTATAAGTTTTACATAATCAGAAGGTAAAGCAAAAATATTATCAAACTCATAGATAGGAGTTACAGACTGTTCAACACCATCAATAGTTATATCACCAGCTATATCACCAGTAACATTTTCATCATCAACAAAGCCAGTTGTTACATTACTTAACCATAGAGTTCCTGACGTACCGTTAGTAATTAGGTACTCAACTGTACCCTCACCTACAGCACCACTTGCAACCTCTCCAACAACAAATGCAGTAGCTTCTGCATCAAAATTAAGTTTATAATCTATTACAGTAAGAGTTGCCCGTTTTATTGCAAACTTCCATTCAAACTTTCTAAGAAGATATTTTAGTTTAACATCATACAATTCTTTCATTGTAGTAGCACGTTTAGAAGTATCAGTATCTACATCTGAAACAACTAATTCTCCAAGTGCTATTAAAGCCTGATTAACTACATTAGTTTTTGTTAATGACATCTTAACCTCCTATTATCCTTAATCTCTTGACAACCCTGGAAGCGACATTAGTTCCAGGGCTGCAGATAGACTAAGCATAGGGAGGTGTTAGTCTAAAACATAAACAACATAACCCTTGAGTACATCATTAGCAACAACATCAGTTACAAATGTTGCAGTAAGTATAACTCCCTCTTGTGACTCAAAAGTTTTAATCTGGCCAACAGCAGCAAGAACACTACCAATATTGATTTGACCTGCAGTATCAACATCAACACCGTCATCAAGGCCATCAGGATCAGCAGCTACGGCAGTTCCGTCAAAATCAGTATAAGCCGCCCAACCAATGTCAAGCGTCATAGACGCAGTAGTAAGATTGTGATAAAGATTACACAATTTACCAAGCACTGTCACCCGACCGGCTGGAAGTTTACACATCTGCAAAAGGTCTCCAGCACTACCATTAGCAACTTGAGCGTATGTAACAGTAGCAATACGAAGACGACCATGAGATTGAACTGTTTGCAGAGGTGCAGGTGGAACTGTCTGATTTATATCAGTTATTTCTGAGCTATAAAACGTAGTCAATTAAATCACCTCCTTTGGATTAGTCGGGTGTTTCGTCACAACCAATTTCAACAACTTTTTCTTCTTCCATACGAGTAGCACCGATAGTCATACCACACCATACTTGAGTCAGATAATTCTTGTCTGCTCTTTCTGAAATACGTGTATGAATGTCAGCCCCAAGACCAAGAAGAATACCATCCTGCGCCCATGCAAAACAAGTACGAATATCACTTGCATCTACCGTAAGTCTTTGAGAACGAATAAAGTTAAAGCCCATAAAAGAGTTAATTTCTCCCTTAGCAAGAGCTTTAACAGTATTATAATCAGCACTCTTAACTTCAGTAGTATTCAAGAGATCAGTAAGCTGTTTTGAGGATACACAAATATATTTCGGGATGTCATCATCAACATCATTATCCCAAAAAATCTTCTTGGCTGAAAGAAGTTTGGCGATAGTCAAACCAGTGTTACCTTCTGCTACTTTTTGTGCGGATGGGAGAGTTGTTGCAGTACCACCAGCTACACCGGTATAAGCTGTACCTGTTGCAGCAGCAATAATAGCATCATCTATTGCCCTTCCAAACGCATTAACAGCATTAAGAGCATAAGGACTGGTAGGATTAATGAGTGTACGAATTAAATCTTCTTTATCAACATAATCCGCCCAAACATAATCTTCAAGTGAAATTCTGCGCCTTTTGTGCGGGGTATCTGTCTGAGGAGTATCCATATGGCGAGTAGTCTTTTTTTGAGCAACAACTGCACCAATCTGCTCAAAGAAAGCATTTTTACCAACCACAGTTTCTACTCTGACAGCGTTACGAAGGCGAGAACCTTTCTGCTGTGATAGGAGCTGTACATTTGCACGATACTGCTCTACCATAGCAGTGGTTATTTGATCACTCATTGTTCAGACCTCCTTTCCATGAGTAAAGAAACAGTTAATAAAATTAACGGGTTGTCCCCTTACTGTAGATTGCCACTGGTGGCAATCTTAAGGAGGCCCAAACAATAACGAGTGCAGGGGCCGAACCTTGTCTGCTAAGCCGGAAGTGAACCAGTAGAGATAGTTGATGGAATCGGCTTTACTCCATGCAACTGCTTCATAAGATTTTGTACTTTAGCAACTGTAGCCTGATGTTCAGGATGAGTTGCATCAAAATACGGTTTACTTTCCATACAAGTTTTAATTTGATCTTGCAGTGAATCAGGTGATACTAATATTTTTCCAGTAGTTTTATCAAGTCCTAAATCTTCGGCAAGCACTTCACCTATTTTAAATTTAAGTCTTACAAACTCTGGATGTGCATCAAGTTTAAGTTCATTCCACATCTTTTGTATGCCACTACCCCCAAGAGATTCTAAAGCACGATCTCCAAGAATATTTTTTCCGTCATAAGTAGAACCGTACTCAGTTCTTAATTGAATTTCTGTATCAACTTTTTTCTGATCTGCTAAAGTTGTTTGTTGTTCAAATTTTTCTGACATATGACCTACAAATTTTTGGAACAAATGTGTTGCTTGGTTATCAGAAAGACCGAGTTCATGGGCTGCTGCCCTAAACCATTCAGCATCTTGGCCAACAGTTGTTTTAAGTTGTTCAGGTACATTTTCAGGAGTTTGTAACACATATAACTCTGGACTTTCAGGTCTTCCAAGTTTATTATAAACATCAGACCATTCTTCATCAGTTTTAGGTATTTTAATGGTATCAGCACCAATCATAGACCGAGCATGAACATAAGATTTTGCCACAGTTACCGGCATTTTAATCATTTCAGACTCATCTTTAAATGTTGCTAATGTCTCATTACTCTGCAAATCTTCTGGAAGATTTGCCCTCCATCCGAGATCAGATGAATCGCCATTACCGCCACCACCATCATCATCACCTTCTCTCCACAACACCAATGGTAATTTTCCAACTAACATTATTCATCCTCCCCTTCTGCTAAGTCAAGTATGTCTTGTAAAGACATATTTAATAAAGTTAATATTCGTAATACTGGCCTACGTTCTCCCGCATTATGCGCATGTACGTAAGGATCAGGATCAAAACCACCGTCAAATACGCCATGTGCTTCGCACATGTCCTTTAATACTATACGTGCATGCACATTTTCTTTACTGAAAAGCAACCTATAAGCCATTGCTTTTTTTCGTTTTTGTGTTAAATTTTTTACTTTATCTAAGATTGCCACTGGTGGCTATCTCCTTTTCTTTTTCCCTTTACTTGCATAATAGGCTTTTACTTGTTCTTTAGTCCAAACACGACCACTTGGACTTTTATATAACCCTTTATGCTTACCTTTTGTTATTTTTGTAAATGGCATTACTGTAACATCCCAAATTTAGAAGTATCAATTCCACTTTCTTTTGCAGTTGCCGCACCTCTCATAAGAGCATCTGCACCTTGACCAGCAGCACGTAAAGCCTCAGCTTCTTGTTTCTGTTTTTCTGCTTTCGCACGTTCAGTTCTAATACTATCAACTTCACGTTTAGTCCTAAGAAATTTAGGATTAACACTAAACATATCAAACACACCTGCTGTCATTTCATCAGTATTAAAATTATCAAGTATGCGTTCATCCATTTTGATAAGAGGTTCAAGAACACTAAAAGCTCGCATAAGACCGTTAGCTTCAACTTGTTCTTGTGCACGTGCAATAGGTGAAGTATATACTATTTTTAACATCTGCCCCTGTAATTCAGGAGGAGGATCAGGTAGTTTGCCTGCACGATATAATAAACCAAATACACGCTGAATTAAAGGCCCAAGAAGTTCAGTTTGAATACGACCAAGCAATGGCCCCATTAAACGAAGTTTTTCTTCAGTTCTCTGCATAACTTCAGTTGCAGTCATTTGTGGGCCTTCATGTAATTGAAGCTGATCTACAAAAAATATTTGTCTAATTTGATTTTGAATTTCACCTGCATATGTTTCTCCGAAAGCAGGATTACCAGTAGGAATAATATCAATATCATTTTTAAGACTTATCCGACCTTTTCTATAATAATTTATTCCTCCGGGAGTTGTACGAAACGGACGTAAAAATCCTGCATCTGGAAGCATTATAGCCGGATCAGTAGTTTTTTGCGCAGCTCTAATAGTAACTTGTTTAATTCTCATTAACATTTTAATATCTGGAAGTGCAGTAGCACCTGGCCCACGCCCGTATGTTTCAAAAGACTCTTTGTAAAATCTTGCTGCCATAAACGGGAGTTCATCATACCCACCCTCATGAATAAGATGATTCTCTTTATTTTCAATATAAAAGGACGCAAACGGTTTGTCATTAGCCCGTGGACTAACTATATTAGCAACCGGTCTTGGAAGAATTATATGAGTACATTCAATAACCTTATCAAGTTTTTTCTTATCAGCTTCAAGAAATTCTTGAGTCTTTGGAGAAAGTTTTTCTTTTCCAAATTTTCTGGCAAGAAATTCAACTGTTCTATTATATTTACGATATAATGTATCAACTATACCGTATTGGTTTTCGACAAAATAACATTCATAAAATGGTAGAGATTGAAAAAGAAGAGATCGTTTTTCAACAATCTCAGTCACATAATTAATAAGATTACCAAATGCACAATACGTTAAATAACATTCATGCATAGCTGTTGCAAAACCAGCAGACGGTCTATTAATTTCGTGAAACATTATACGGGTACATATGTCAAGATATTCTTTAATTGCTTTAAGTTTATAGAGATTAAGATCCGCAGGTCTTAATTCAAACCATTTACTTGCTGTAGAAGTTAAAAGGGAAAAGAGGCCGGATGAAAGGAGTTCATTGGCATGGATGGCGGTAGAATCAAATACCTTTTGCATCCTCTTTTCCCCTTTTGACGGAGTATAAACGAAATTAGCATGTGTAGGATAAACAAGTTCTGCAATCTCCTGGTTCATGCTATCAAAATTAGCACGATCAGCTTTAAGATTCTGCATCCTACGAACATGCCATTTAATTTGATCTTCTGTTAAACTCATAACAAGAACCCATCCTTATCAAGTTTACCATGAAGTAATGTTTCAATATCAATAGTTATTCCGTATTTGGCACAAAAAGAAGCAATATCAAGGCCACCTGAAGATGCAAGTTTTCGTGCTTCAGCAATTACTTCAGGAGAAACCTTAGATTGTGGTTGAAGTTGTTCCTTCTCTCCTTCAAGTTGTATAACGAGATTAATAAGATCTTCTTTAAGCATTTTACTAAGCTCTTTAGCACGTTCATTGTCTTCGACAGTAACCGGATTGCCACTGGTGGCAATCTCATCTTCAACTTCATCTATTGTAAAATCTTGTTCTTCAGGCATAATATCCTCCCTTTTATTCGGTAGTTATAGTTCTCCCATTATCCTTCACTATATCATACTTTAAAGTAAATGTCAAGAACTTTTTTTGTTGACGTTTTATTGTAAATAATCGTCTAAAGGGTTGTACCAGTCCATATTAGCCGACTCAAGCTCCTCCAATTCATTATATGCCTGTATAGTATGATCTTGAAGCATACTTAACGATGAACTCTCAACTCGTAAGTTAACACCCGCTGCCAACTGTCGAAACCCATCAGCAAAATGTTTTGCCCAATCTTTTACAGGATGTTCACTAAATTGTTCTTTCTTCTCATCCCAATCCCTACGATATGATTTCAAACCTTCAATACCATCTTCGCATTTATCTTTATCGAACCAACACTTAGGAAGTATTTGTCGCATAGCATTATGGCCTTCTGATAGACCATATTTATCAGCTACTTTCATTCGTGGAATTGTAGTTATATTTTTAAGTCCTAATTTTTCAAACGTCTCCCTTCTTGTCTCCCCCGTTGAATACTCATGTACTTCAACATCATGAGGAAAGAAATGTTCCTCATATGTATAAGGTTTTCGATTAAGTATATTAACGTAATGACCCGCCGGTTTTCGATTATTAGCATAACAATCAATAAGTCTAATCTCTCGACCTACAAATTGAGCAAACCAAATAGTATTAGTATCATCAAAACCTAAATCCCAAGCAGTAGTAACAGGTATAGAAGGCTCCCAAGGTACACGTCTTATACGTTTATCTTGATATGCCTGAGTCATTAAGTCACCAAGTATAGAACCCACCAAACCAGCTTCAAATGAACAATAATATTCTTGCTGTATAAGTTCTTCTGGCATACCTGAGAGACGTTCAGATTCAATATCTTTTTCTGTCATAATTGGTTCACCATTAGGTCGTTCAGTATCTTCTATAGTTAGAAGTTCTGAGAACCAATTTGGACTTTTCTTTGCAGCTTTATACATTTTCCAGAGAGCATTCTTTCCACGTGGTGTTCCATTAAACAAGGCCCATCCTTTGTTTTCAAGTAAGATAGGCCGAAGATAATTCCAAGCCGCCGGTTTGTGCAATGAAAATTCTGAAAAAATAACTCCAATCGGATTAGACCCAACAATTGCATCAATATTATCTGAACCAAGCATTCTAATGATTGACCCATTTACTAATTCTAACACCATTTGTTGGTTTTCTCTACGTTTGATAAGCTGTTCAGGAAAGTGATCTATAAATCGAAACCCATTAGCATCCATCCCTTCCCAAATAATCAAACGTGCTTGTTTGTAATAAGGTAGTATATAAAAATATGTGCCTATTCTTTTAAATGCTTCACGTGCGAGAATGTTAATAAAGGTTTTATCTTTACCCGCACGTCTATGCCAAATAACTACTCCACGAATAAAACCATCAGGTAAGCAATTATATACTTGAATCTGATGCGGATAAGGATCAAAGTTATATGGTATAGTTATGTCACTCATTGCGGTCGTATCTCTCTATGAGTTTTGTAGTCGGGGGATTGCCACTGGTGGCAGTCTCCTTGAGTTGACCAGGCTCAGAGTTAGAGACTGCACCAGGGCTGCCAGGACTGTCGACTGGATCGACTTTGGAGGAGTGTCCTATGGCTTCTATCTGCATTTCATCACCATACCTATTGATAAGATTTATTTTAAGTTCAGACAGCATATCACCAAGCGAAGGTGACGGAACCATTTTTTTAAGTAACTCTAAATAAGTTTTTGGATCAGCTTTAGCTTCAGTAAAAAGCCAATCTTCACCACCTAATCTTTGGAATACGTCAAGTATAGCTTGACCAAATTTCTTTCGGGTCATCTTAACTATTTGATTAAGATTTGGCCCAACATATTCAGGTTGATTAGAAAGTAGTACTTCAGGTTCTTGCGGTTCTTCTTCGAGTAAAAAATTATATGACATGAACATAATCCTCCCATTATACTTTTTATTATACCACAGTTTTAGGGAAATGTCAAGAACTTTTTTTGTTGAGGTAGGAGCGCCAGTGAATCAGATTGCCACTGGTGGCAATCTAGATTTGAAGAAAAAATAATTGTAGTAGTTGGCACGATTCTTGCATACCGAGAATACGGGGCGATCTCAAAAGGGTATATAGGGTAGGTAGGGCCAGATTGCCACCGTTGATTGTAGGGGCATGTGCAATCTGTTTTAAGGGTATTCTATACGCGTGCGTGCGTGCGTATTAATGTATAGGAGTAGTTGGATTGCTGATAGCCAGCAATTACATTGCCACCGTGGCAATCCTTAACAGAAATTGTTGGGGTTGCCACTGGTGGCAATATAGTGGCTTGGATGGGATTAGGTAGGGTTAGAGGAGTTTGGTGGGTTTGGCGGGATTTGGTGGGATTTGGTGGGATTTGGTGGGATTTGGTGGGATTTGGTGGGATTTGGTGGGATTTTTGAAAATAGGAAATTCGTGTATGCGGGTTCGTTCCTGGCATCGCCCGCACCAAATTTTGGGGGTACTCCCGCTGCATTACCGCCCCCTTAAAGTGTAAAAAAGTAATTAGTACATAAAATAATATGTATCGTTCGTTCAATTACTTTACAAGGTATTAACAAAACGTGTTAATAACAAAACGTGTTAATAACAAAACGTGTTAATAACAAAATATGTTAAGGACTTTTGGAATAGTGGCAATCCGCGTAATTTTTCAACCCGCGTTAATCGCCCGTGATTTTCGTAGTTGTGGGTAGATGTATAAAGTATCTGAAATTACAACAAATAGTTGTGTGTAGTTGTGTTGTAGTTGAGTAAAAGATGTATTAAGTATTTGAAATTATTGAGAGTAGTTGTGTAAACGTGTAATTTCGTGTTTTTTTATTTGTAGAGAATTAAAAAAATCAACATTAACAATTTTTGTTAAATGTCATTTTTTATATTTACGCATTAAAAACTTACTATATTATTCAACTATACAACTACTCTCTGCAATTTCAGGCACTTAATACATCTTTTACACAACTACTTTAACAACTTCAGTTATTAACAAATACCATAATTTAACGGCTCCTGTTATTAACAGCTTTGGTTATTAACAGCTTTGGTTATTAACAAGAATCGTTAAATTATAGTATTTGTTAACAAACACTATAGTTTAACAACTTTGGTTAATAACAATTCCTGTTAATAGCTCCATCATTAACAAATGTTGTAAATTTACAACATTTAACAATTTTTGTTATTAACAATTTCTGTTAATACTCTTGACTTTACTTATTTTTTGGTGTATACTGTAGCCATACAATTTGAGCTTTACTTGACAGCGAAAAGTCAAGCAATTTCGACTTCTTAAGGAGGTGATGCTAAATATTGTGCTAATCGGCAAAGGTTATCAAAAACCGTACATTAAACTGCTCTTTGACATAAAACTCATAACTTAAACATCTTGCCCGTTTTGTTATGCCATGCAATATAAAAAACAAAACGGGAGACTAAAAACATGAGTGAAAAAACTACTAAGGTTATCAACCGAACGCAAAATCGGGTTATCGTCAAAAAGGTCGAAGAGAAAACAAGTATCAACCTTGAAAGCATATTGACGGAACATATTGACGGTAAAACTTATAACTATAAATACCGTCAATTTCTCAGTGCTGTGTCGGCAAGCAAGAGCTTGCCCCAAAGGGCAAGTGAAATACGATGCGTTATCTGTCAAATCGGGCAAGCCCTGTATAATTTATACACTACAGGACTTGCCAAAAAGATTAAGAAGAATGACTTGACTGCGTTGGTTGAAACGTATTTTCCTGAGTCTATCGTAAGTCGATTTGATCGTTCTCATTATCAAGCGTTTTATCTTGATTACTATGATCTTGAAAGTTTTTGTCAGGCTTTTGGTATCAACTCAACAACAATTCCATATATCCGTAGTAAGTATAAGGAACATGTTGCGACTGTTAAAGCTAAAACTAAAGCTGACAAGATTGCCACTGGTGGCAATCAAGACACTGACAAAACTGACAGCAAGATTACGAACCGGGTTATCGGCAAAGCCCCTGAGAAAACAGGCTTAGATGCCGAAGATCCAATTAAAATAGTTAGTACAGAGGAGTTCATGGTTCAGTTTAACATTATTCATAATGGGGCAATTAGACGGTTCAACTCCAATGAATTCAACGCTGATCAGTTGAATGAACTAGAACGGATTGCAACAAACTTTTTGTTTCACATTAATAGCTCCGATGGTATGGATAAAGCCTTCAAGGCAAGTGAGAAGAAAACTAAAGCTGCATAGCAGCTAACATTACAATCAACTCATTGCATGGCATAGACAAAGCGGGCAAGATGAAGTAATGGAGGGATTAAAAAAATGAAGTGTGAAAAATGTCATACAAAAACTTTTGTAATTTTCGTAAATTACGATCACAAAAAACTATGTAAAACTTGTCATAAAAAAGACAACTAACTAAAAGCCGA